AGTGTACTCAGGTTACAACCACTACAATAGGCAGACTAATAGGCAAGGAAATGATATAGACGACCCTAATAATACTTGGTTTGCTCAAGAACCTCATTGGACATTAATAGAAGATTTACTAGGCGGCACTTATCAAATGCGTAGTAAGCATAGAAAGTATTTGATGCAAGAACCTAGAGAGCTAGACGAAAGTTACGATAATAGACTTGCCCGTAGTGTTTGCCCTCCTTATTACATCAGATTAGAACGTATGCTTGCCGGCATGCTAACCCGTAAACCTGTAAGGCTAAACGATACCGCCGATAATATTCGTGAGCAACTTTTCGATATTGATTTACAAGGTAATGATTTGAACGTTTGGACCTACGAAACTACTCGTAAAATGATACGTTACGGGCATATAGGAGTTTTAGTAGATGCCCCCGCTTCGGGTGCCGGCGGTAGACCCTATTGGGTAACTTACACGCCGCGTGACATTTTAGGATATAGAACCGATATGATCGACGGAAAAGTCGAACTAACACAACTACGTCTTAAAGAAAAGGTTGCCGAGCCGGAGGGACTTTACGGTGAAAAAATAGTAGAGCAAGTTAGGTTACTTACTCCCGATAGTTTTGAAATACACCGTAAAAATAGTAAAGGCGTATATGTAAAACACGATGAAGGCCGTATGTCTTTAGGCCGCATACCTTTTTCCATTGCTTATAGTAACCGTCTTAACTTATTAGAAAGTAGACCGCCTATGTCGGATATAGCAGAACTAAATTTAAAAGCATATCAAATACAAAGCGATCTAGATAATCAACTTCATATAAGTGCCGTTCCTATGTTGGCTTTTTATGGCTTTCCCCAAAACGCGGAGGAAGTTTCGGCGGGCGTAGGCGAGGCGATTGCTTTTCCTCCCGAAGGTAGAGCGGAATATATTGAACCCGATGGTAAAAGTTACGAGGCTCAGTTTAAAAGGTTAGAAAAATTAGAAGGTCAAATAAATGAATTAGGATTAGCGGCGGTATTAGGTCAAAAACTTTCGGCGGAAACAGCGGAAGCAAAACGTATAGACCGCTCGCAAGGCGACTCGACAATGATGGTCGTGGCCCAACAAGTACAAGATATGATTGATAACTGCCTTAAGTTTCACGGCCTTTATTTAAACTCCGAAGCCGGTACTTGTTTTGTAAATAGAGACTTCTTATCGCAACGTTTAGAGCCACAGGAAATATTAGCTTATTTGCAGCTATATACATCTGGGTCTATTACGCAAAAAACTTTATTAGACCAACTTACCGAAGGAGAAGTATTAGGTGATGAATTTGACGTAGAAGAAGAGGTCGAAGCTACTCAAAATGGAGGTTTACTAGAAATAACTAGACCTACGCCGGAACCCGAAACTGCTCAACCGGAACAAAATGAAGAATAATTTATGTCGACACCTGAAACTTTTTATAGAGAGGCGATTGATCTAAACCGTTATAGCAATCAAGTTGCGAGACAGATTGTAACGAATTACAACAATGTAATTTTAGATTTAACAAATAAATTGGCAACTATTGATGAAGTAACAGCACCAGCTACCGTCGCAAGAATAAGAGCAATGCTCGTACAGTTTAAAGAAAGTCTTGAAAGTTGGTCTAATGCAAGTTCGGTTTATTTAGCTGATGAACTTCAAGGACTAGCCGTATTTCAGACAGAATTTGTTAAAGACCAACTTGAGAGAGTTTTGCCTAAAGGTACGGTCGGCGTTAACTCTGTACAAATATCTCCAGATTTTGCTCGAAGTATTGTTTTTACGGACCCTACAGAAATAAATATATTAACCTTACCGACTGACCTAGAATCTACTATACAAAGAACTTTTAACCTCACCGCCGCCAAAGGTTCTGCGATTACTTTACCTAGTGGTCAAGTTGCTGAAAAAGCTTTTCGTGGAATATCAACAAAACAAGCGGAATTAATTTCTAGTCAAATTCGTATAGGTATTACTGAGGGTGAATCTATACCAAAGATTGCGAAAAGACTTAGAGGCAGATTACAGTTTGGAGCCAACCAAGAAATGACTGCAAAGGCACAAAGACTTGCAGCTGGTGATGGCATGAGATTAGCGAACAACCAAGTAATGACTATTGTTCGAACCTCTGTTAACCAAGTACAAAATTCTGTAAATCAAGAAACTTATGCCGCAAACCAAGAAGTTACGCAAAAATATGAATACGTTGCCACTTTAGATTCTAAAACGACTGCTATTTGCGGAAGTTTAGATGGAAAAACTTTTGCTTATGGTGAAGGACCTATGCCGCCACAGCATTTTAACTGTAGGTCGACTACCGTGCCAATAATAGATGATGAAGAATTACGAAGACGTTATCCCGATACTAGACCGAGTGCCACCGGCAGAGTGCCTCAAGGTAAGAATTATGCGACTTGGTTAAAAGAAAACCCGTCGATACAAACAGATGCATTAGGAAATAAGAAAAAATTTTTTAACTATTTAATTGATAAAAAAAGAAAAAGTCCTAGAGAGGCTTTGCGATTAATAATAAAAGATGATGGAACAGAGCTACCATTAAAAGAGTTAATAAAAAAATACCCAAATGCCACTTAGAAAAGGAAAACAAACAAAAACAATAACGGGAAATATAAGGCAACTTATGCAAGAGGGTTATGGTAGAAGCCAAGCTGTAGCTATAGCTTTGTCAAAAGCCGGTAAGAAAAAGAAAAAAACAAGACGAAAAACAAAATAAAAGATATTATATAAATAGTTACTACAAGAGTTATGCCTTCACATTACGGAAAAATGGGTACGACAAAAAAGAAAAAGAAGATTAAAAAAGGTGGTAAAAAATAATGGCTTCAAAGTTATTTGAAAAGCTCTCAAAAGGCAAACAAAAACCTAAATTAAAAAAAGATGAGCCGAAAACTAAGAAGAGTAGCAAGGGATAAAAAAACTGGTATCCCCAAAAAATATCTAAGCGGTGCTAAAAATAGGGCCGCTAAAGCTGCGGAAATAAAAAAAACCGCAGAACTCTATAAAAAAGGTTTATACATAGATATAAAAGCCGTACAAAAATCAAGAATCGCTCAAGATGGCACCAAAAGCAAAACCACTAAACGCCGCCGTAAAAAAGGCACTTAAAAAAAAGGCCGAAGGCACAAAATTTAAATATGGTGAACTAGCTGCCGTTTATAGAAAAGGACAAGGTGCTTATTTAGGCGGCGGCTCTAGGAATGTAAGTATGGCGGCGTGGGCTATGGGCCGTGTTAATAGTTATATGCGTGGCGATAAAGCAAGGACTGTAGATATGGCTATATATAAAAGGTTTAGAAAATGAGTATTAAAAGGGGAGGACATACTTTTGAGGGGGTCGATAAACCTATTAGAACCCCAAATCATTCGAGCGGTAAGTCCCACGCGGTAGTAATAAAAAAAGGCGACGGCTTTAGGTTAATTAGATTTGGTATGCAAGGAGCTAAAACAAAACCGCCCCGAAAAGGAGAGTCTGATGCCGACAAATCCAAACGTAAATCTTTTAAGGCTAGACACGCAAAAAATATTGCAAAAGGCAAAACGAGTGCAGCATATTGGGCTAATCGTGTAAAGTGGAGTTAGTATTTAATTAAATTAGTTTACGACTTTTTTATGTCTGAAGAAAACAAAGAGGTGGCTACGCCCCCAACTAATAACAACGAGATCGAACTTCTAAAAGAATCCGTTAAAAAATTAGAAGCTAAAAATTACGAGCTTATAGGTAAATTAAAAAACCAAAAAGAAGAAAAAGTAGTTCCTGACGATTACGAAAAATTGTTAGCGTTCAAGCAAAAAAGAGAACAGGAAGATTTAGAAAGAGCCGGTAAATATGAAGAATCAAAACAGGCTTTAGAACAACAATATCGTGATCGGTCCGCCGAAGATAAAAAACGTATAGAAATTTTAGAGGCTAGAAATAAAGAATTAGAACTTATAACACCGGCTTTACAAGCTTTAAACGAAATAACACACGACCCCGAACTTGTTTTAAATAATTTAGTTCCAAAAGATAAAATACAAATAAAAGACGGGGTGCCCGTTGTAGTTGATGGATATGAGCAACTTCCGGTACAGGAATATGTAAAAAATAAGTTAGAAAAAGAAAAACCCTATTTACTAAAAAATAAAACTATAAGTGGAGGTGGTGCACCCGTAGCTAGACCCACAAATGATAATTTTAGCGAAGAGATGCTTAAACCATTTTTAAAAGAAACCGAAAGCTTAGTTGAACAACGCCAAATTTACCTAAAGGATAAAGAACTTTGGCAAAAGTTGAGAGATGTTGCGAAATCACGCTAGTATATATATCAAATGGTAGAGCTACGCCGAGCCTAATAGGGTTACGCCCA